ATAGTTGCGCCGATGTTTGCAAGACTTGTGGTTGCGATACCAACAGTCTGATCTGCAAAGTCATCGATGTAGCAAACCTTCAGTCCGTTACCCCAGGTTCCAGGGTTCTTTGCTGCATATGTGAACGATGTATCAGATTCCTTATGATTTTCCTGATAATCATCGTAGTTGTTAATTTTAAGTGTGGTAGTTGATGCAATACCAACACCTGCGTTTGCGTTCACCATTAAGGTGTCGCTCGTATTTCCTGTTCTTACTACCTTTAGAATTCCCCCATAAGAGAGGTAATTGGCAGCACTCATCCAATACTCATATTGAGTGTCAGTTGAAAGAGGCTTACCGAAGGTTGCAATCAGTTCTTGCTCAGTAGTAATATCAATTGGTTCATCAACAGGTCCAATTCTGAATGGTCCAGCAATTGCACCTATGTTATCTAAGACATTATCAGCTCTCCCTACTGTAAGGTCAACTTCCCTGACTAGTACGCCAGGAGATAATTGAGGAGTCGCCATGTTTCTCTCCGTGGATCTCAGTGTATCTCAAAATATTTATTAAAAAGAGTGTTTTCACAGGGGAAACGTGACGTGAACTACCAATCTGGGTATTCCCATCGATTGTCTGATCTTTTGTTTGCCATGATTCTTTTTATTGTACAGTCTTTACATTCATAAGAATATGATGAGGCAACTGGTCCTCTATCCTTTCTTGTTCTATAAAAATCTTCTACTAAATTTTTTATCTCACCACACGATCTACATTTTCTATCTTGCAAAAGAAGATGTCCAAGTTTTATCTGACCATCTAAATCCATTAAGAAAGGTATTCCCACATAAATGATCTATCTCCATATTCATCTGCTTTAAACCATCTATCATTACCATCAGAGAAACTCTCATCGTCTAAACCATCATCTATAAATCCAAATGGAGCCATGTCCTGTTCAATTTGATTCTTTTGTTCTTCATATAATCTTTTACGAACATCTTGGTCTGTCAGTTCTTTGAAGTAGTCCATCTGGACTAACCATGCATAAATGACAAGACACATCGCTAAGTCATCATTACAACCTTCTTCTGCTTCAAATGAATTATGCTTTGAGATGAATGTTGTTAACTCGGAAATAATCTCATAGTCATTAAAGATAAGTTTATTTTCTTCAATAAGAGTCTTGAGATTAAGTGATCCAACTTTTTTTACAGTCTTGGACATTTTGACGCCAAGTTGTGTTTTCTTACCGGAGAATCCCTGTCCAACAATCTGACCTGCTCTACCTCTCATAGAACACATCAATAGGTTCTGATATTCCAAATCATATTGAAGAATACTTGCAACTTGATCTCCAATATCATTTACCTCACATAAGATAAAGGCACTATTATAACTCTTTGCTACTTCATAGATGATATTGGGAAATAACATCGGTTTAATATCATTATTTCTATATTTTGCTACGACTCTATGAGGAAACTCTGTGATATCAACAACAACAAATGCAGAGTAGTCTTCTCCAACTCCTCTTGCAACGTCAACTGTCATCACATAATCATGCTTCTCTTGAGATGGTTCATATACATCTAATCCAGCATTCTTTTTGATTGGATTATCATAGATAAGAGTCCTCAATTTACTTGGTGCAATCAGTGTATCAACTGATCCTAGGAACTCACATTCAAACTCAACTTTAAACTGTGCTTCTGAAGTGTTTTTAATAGTGGTCTTTTTCCACTTTTCATCCCTACCTGGAACTTCTGACCAGTGGACATCTGTGGGAATGTAATCATTTTTACTCTTTTCTGCATCATGCCACAAACGGTAGAAGTGATTCATACCATGTGGGGTGGATACGATAATTACTTTGGTGTTTTTACCAGAAGTAATAGTAGGATAAACAGATGCAAAGAACGAGTCTGCAACATGGTTTGGAACGAATGCGAATTCGTCGAGGAAGAGAATGTTAAACGACATGCCTCGGACAGCACTTGCAGACGTAGAAGCTGCCAATATCTTACTGCCATTTTCTAACTCCAGAGATCCTTTGTTCCATGCAATAATACCCTGCTGCATCCATTTGGGCAAGTTCTCATATGCAGTCTGTAACCTTCCTAGAAGTTCTCTAGCAGTTGCTGCTTTGTTTGCAAGGATACCAATATTAACACTATCGTTGAATACTGCATAGTGCAAAAGATACGATACCACAGTAGTAGACTTACCAGTCTGACGTGGCATCTTACAGATATTGAATCTGTTATTGTGGAAGTTATTGATTAACTTCTCTTGAAAGTGATATGGGTGAAATTGAGTCAGACCCTCATCAAGAGAAATAATCTTAACATAGTTATTAGCAAAATAAACAGGATTCTCTTTGCATCTCATAAACTCATAGATTTGATCTTGAGTAAATTCAATTGCAGTATTTGCTTTTTTTAGATTGGGATTGCCAAGGTATACATTATCAGACATAAATTACTCAGCAATTCCACTTTCTAAGTGACTTATTGATTCTGCTATCTGGATCGTTTGCAGTTTTCGATGAAGTCAGTTTCTTTTTCATTCCCTTCATTCTAGCGCAGAAGGATGCCCTCCTGGGATTTCCAACCTTCTTGCTTGGTGCTTTAAGGTCAGATCCTGGATTTTGCGCTTCATAAGACTTTCGTCCTTTTTCGTTGAGTCCACCTTCTTTATTTTTTCCTGATTTTTTCGTCCATGCTGCTCCTTCGACGTGAAGGAGTGGTTGCCCTGGTACATAGCTTGAAACGTTAAAAGTTAATAGTTTCGCGCCAGGATATACTTTAGAAACCTGATCTTGAACATCAGATTTTTTGGGTACTGAGATTTGAGGGAAGAACATCTTTAAAGCATAATACTTACCTCTATAGTTGAAATAAGTATCGATGATGTTTCCAGTCTTTGCTGGAACTCTAACTGCCTCATCTATGGATTCGCCCATAGGTTTTACATAATTTTTATCTGGACCTGGTTTTCCTCCATTTCCACCTTGAGGTCCATCACATGGAGACATTCCATGAACAGGACAGTCTTTACCTTCATGAGTGTGGTTGCATCCTTTCTTTTCATCAATAAGTTCAACTTCTTCTTTCTTGGTTTTCTTAACACAGTTTGGATATCTCTTTCCAAACATGGTCTTCATACCTTTCTTTTCATAACCTTTCCAACATGCTTCAGATACACCAGATTTTCTGAGTCTTTTTGCCTGACTCTTGTGCATCTCGACAGCCTTATCAAGTTCCTTGGCAATACCTTTCACACTTTCAGGATTCTTGTGACTCTCTTTAATTTCAGTTTCTTCCTTCTTTGTGCTATTACCCCAATTAGCAGCACCTTTCTTACGACATTTGACTAGTGCTCCTGACGCATATGCACTTGGCCAAACTTTATAACGTGATTTGACTTTATGGTAGCAAGCATCTTTCTCGCCTTCCTCAATATCAATCACGTCACCCACTTCTACATTATTTTCCGCGAACCATCCACGATTTACTTCTAATGCACACAGAACCTCTCCATCTGAGGCAACTGGGTTCTCGTCATATGGTTCTAATTGTTTAATACTTTCGATTATGCCATCCTCTCTAATAAAAGCAATATCAAGAGGAATTTTTGTTTCAGTCATATGAAATGACTGGTCTGCCACTTCATTAAAAATAAAGAGCATACCACTGTTTATATCCAAACTTTCACGGAACATAAGTCCAAGATTGAAATCTCTAATATTATCTGGGATTTCTATCTGTAAAGGTAGTGTTGTAAATTCTTCAGTATTCACGTTAATTGCCTTCCCTGATCTATTTGGATTTGGATCTTTTTTATTCTTTCTACGAAACGCTGCTTGTTCCTCATCTTTAGAGAGATTGCGTTTCATTTTTGAAGAACCGCACTTTGGCTTTGTGGTTTGTCCTGGTTGCTTGGCACAAGGTTTTCCAGAGTATTTCCCACCCAGTTGAACCCAACCAGGCTTGCCATCACTAGACTTACTCTTGCCAAACCAGTCACGCAGAGAAGAATCACCACTTTTCGATTCACT